CTCATAATATCTGTTCCTCTTCCATATCAGGTTCTTCATCATCGCCGCTGTACCCCAACATGGCATTCTGTTCGTCTTTTAGCGCGGGTGACATTAGCCCGCCTTCATCTTCCTCACCCAATTCTTCTTCAGCGGTATCCGCCACTTCTTGCATATCTTGCTTCATGGCCTCACTGTCGGCCTCTACCATATCAAACTCTATTTTTAGACGTTCTGAAGGCATAAAGTCAGCCGTAGTATCAATACCCATTGTGTATTCAATTTCGTAACTCTTAGCCATAATTGTGACTAAGCGAGCCACAGGGCCAGCTATGAGTATTGCAAAATCAATTGACCACTTACCATCGGCAATACCCAATGTAAGGATCATGTCGGTAACACCCGCAACAGATACACCTACGTTAAGGTAGGACATATACTGATAGCCTTCATCAGATTCAGAAATGTGATTGGCTACAAATTCAATTGCCTCATCTACATTCGTAATATCTGGTGGCCTGTGCCACGGGTAATTCCGCCAATCGCTTGTGTAATTTTCGCCAGCGATAGGGCCTTTAGGTGTGGGAGTTTTCATTTTAGTCATTGCCATCTAGTAGCTCCTCCTCTTCACCATCTTTACTTTGCTTTTTCTTAGCATCTTTGCCTACAAACTCTTCCTCAACTTCGTCGAAGTATTCACGGGTGTATTTAGTAGCCCCGTTCTCCGCGAGAAAGTTCTCAGCATCTTTGCCTTCAAAATAAGCTTTTATTGATTTTCTTACTGCTTCTTCAAATTTCATTTATTAGCTCCTAGCTAAACATACTCTCTGCGATGGAAGAGCCTATTTTAGCTCCAATTGGCCCTGTCGCACTACCTACAACACCACCAACTACCGCACCTGCAATTTTAGCGAATGGGCTAGATCTATCTCTTGATTTCTCAATCTGAGCGTCATAGTTCATCTTAGCAACTTGTACCTGAGTACGTCTGTTTTTCTGGTTCTCACTCTCTTTGAATGAGTAATCCAGAAGGGCATCAGTACGATCCCACATCTGATTAAGTTGTTCAGTTGTTAATCCAACAATGTTCTTAACATCCGTAGCGGCCGCGTTGTTTAAAGTAGCGTTATTTGTAAGCTCTACACTTTGACGCCATTTTACTACGCTCTCATCAACATCTTTTTGAAATTGAGTATAAAACATTTCCCGTTGGTTTTCTAATGTAAGGTTGAATTTAGACATGGCGTTTGTTTCGCCAGTGTTAAATTTCTCCATGCTATTACGGGCTTCTGTATTGAACATACCAATACGAGAACCAAGCTCATCGTAGAACTTGTCCATTGTATTTGTTTCTCCAGCACCAAATTGACGCGCAACGTTTTCTTGCTTCGCGTCTTCCATGATTGATTGCTGTTTTGCTTGGAATTCAACAACATTTATTTGCTGTTCGTTAGAGAGGTTGGTCATATCGTAAGCAATAAAATTCTTTGCATTCGTGATTGATTCAGTCATGCGAGAATCCAGATCTGCGATGTTCATCTTCGATAAGATATTAGCTGTATTGAGTGCTTGTGTATTTTGAGCATCCAAATTCTTAACGGTCATTGTTTGAAAGAACTTAGATTCCTCAGAGGCAATTGGAATAATTGATTCCATAGTAGCCGCCGCAACCGCTGAGATAGCGGCCGTACCTGTCATACCTTTGAAGGCGATCATTCTATTTACACCTTTTAGGGCTCCTGCCGCCCATGTAGGTATCTTTGCTTGCCCTGTTACTGGATCTACGAAGTCCTTAGACAGCGTGTCCATCCAGAATGTAATCTGTGTCTTGGCGTCAGTGTAATTACCTTCACCAAGGTTCTGAGCCAATAGTTTACCACTAACTGTAGTAGTATCAATTATTGTAGAAAGGTTCTGGGTATTTACGGCATTAAACGCCTTGCCTACTTCATTTGTGGAACCATCTGCGTTTGTGCCAGTGGCTAGGCCATCCATATCCAACTTTTCAACATCTACCTTAGATTGACTGCCAAATACGGCAGTAGCGGCGTCTGTTGTTTTGTTGAGAGTGTCTACCTGTGAACCTGTTGTAGCCGCATTATAAGTAGCTACTTGATTAGGTTTAGTAACTCCTGAAGCCTGTGCAGTTGAAGCGTTAACCGCCGAACCTTGTAAGCCATCCACATCCATACTGTAATCATTATTACTTAGTACGTTGTCTGGATTACTTCCATCTATGGTAGTGATGTTATCTGAAAGGGTTCCCTCAGTACCTAAGAAGCCTTGAGGATCTTTTAGGATGTTAGCTGAGGTATTGGCGACGTTTACTCCGCCAACATAGTCTGCATTTGACGCAACAGAAGAGCCCGTACCTACAAAGGTACCTGCCGCTATGTTTCCTGTCAGTTGATCTGAACCACCGCCAGCGGCGGCTGGATTGCCTACTAGGCCTTCTGATGTTGTTGGGTCAATTGCCATTATTCTTTATCTCTTTCCTTTTGACACGCTCGAATTTTGTCTCTTAAAGAGGCGTAATCAGAAAGGGCGTCAACAATGGCGAGATTGCCGTTGGTATCAGGTAAGCTTTCTATTTCGTCCGCTAGTTTATTGTTAAAATCTTGATTGTATTTAACAATATTAGGACAATAAATTTCTAACTCTGTCTTATAAACCGTGCTCGCGCAACCGCTTAGATAAGTCATTGCGATTACGAGGAGCGTCACTTTCAATTTCATTACTTTCTTGCTCCATTGCCTTATAAAAATCCGCTCTCTCGTGCTCTGTTTCAACGGCTTCTTTCAAAGCCTCACGTTGCTCAAGTTTAGAACCGTCACGGCGTCCGAGTATGTATAGGATAGGCAAAAGCATGGCTAACAAACCTGCTAATACTATCTTAACTTTACCCCAGATGCCTACAAATGGAAGCATTATCGCTCACCCTCTTTGTGATCAGTAATTCGCGAATAAGTAACGAGGGCAATGCCCGCTACAGTAAGTCCAAGAAAGACCATTTTAATAGAATCTGAGTACATAATTAACGATTCAAGGTTAGTTGCCGCGTCACCTAGAACAGATCCTACTGTACCAATACCCGCCGCTCCAGCACCTGCCATAGTCTTTGACTTAGCGAGAGGTTTCTGTGCAGTTTGTACGGGCTTTTGTGGCATCAAATCGCCACCTTCTTGTGAGGATAGTGGGGCGTCCATTGCCCATAGAGCCGCTTCGGCAGTACGGCGTCTAGTTAATCCTCTAAGTGCAACTAGCTTACCATCAACACGGGCTTTATCCCATCTGATAAGTTGTGCAGGGATCTCTTGGTAGAGGCCCTTATTTAGTTTTTTAAGTAGCGTGGAAGACCTGAAGTTTCCCGCACCTAAATTAAATACAAAGGATACGAGTGCATCGTATTGGTGTTGGCTTAAAGGAACGTTAACTGAGCTCCTTACTGCATTACCAGCTTCATTCAAATCTGCAATAAGGAATTTTTCACATTCCCCTACAGACGCTCTCATGCCTGACTTAACACCTTTGCAATGTCCATATCCAATCGTCCACTTTCCAGCCGGACAGCGATATGCTCTTACATCACCTTCTTCAGTGACTTTGTGTAAGCCTTCAAATTTACGAACGAGGTCTATCCCGCTCTCTGATACTATTGTGGGGATCATCTTAAATACCAAAATCCTGTACTAATTGCGGCGGAAAGAACCACCCAAAATACTCTTTCGGCAACCCGAAGAGTAACTCCATTGCTGATGATGCTGTCTTCAACTTCATCAATCCTTCTTTCCAACCCATCTTGACGCTCTTCATTTTTCCCCATTCTATTGAAGATCGTCACCATTCTTTCTTCCATTCGTGCCAAAGACACTACAGCTTCCGCCAATTTGTCGAGTTTATCCTCAATTCTTGATAATCGATGTCCATCCATAGTGTCTTTGGTGCTCACTTATCTATTAGCGAGTAGACGAGTAAGGAGAAGCAAGACCAGAATACACTTGAGCCTGACCACCTGTGGTCTGTCCCATCATTGCATTAGATCCAGCGACATATCCAAACTTGTCCATCTCTGCCATCATTTCATTAATATTGACGGAAGCATCATCAACTCGCTGTCCCGCTTGGTTAAACGCGGCGAGAAGTAAGTTTCCTTGCTGATCAATAGCACGAGCGACTTGGGTGCCGTTATTCGTTGTACTATTTGTAATCAACCTTCCTGTCTCATCAAATGAATCGACTAGCGTTTTAAAGTTAGAGCGAACGTTTGCATCAATATCTAGAGACTGATCAGATAGAACCTGACGAGCCGTATCTAGACGGTCAACAAACTCAGTACGCATATTCTGCGTTTGCTGAGTACCATCGTTAAACCCTGAAGTAATAGAACGAGCTACGTTAGCGAAATCTTTAGTAGTCGCCGCCGCATTGTTTTGTACTTCAGATTGAACACCAGATACGTCAGCACGGACATTTGAAAGCCCTTGTTGATTTGCATCTGAACTTGCCGCAATGCTTTCTGACAGATCTCTGTTACCGCCGACAACTGCGTCTTGAATACGACCACGTTGCTGGTTAGCAATAGTAGAACTCTTATCAAAATCATTACGGAATTGATCAAGTCCTGTTTGCATAGCCGCTTGACGAGCCGCGCCTTCAGATTGTCCTTGTGCAAGAGCGGCGTAGTAAGTATCTAAGTTACCGCCGTATTGCTTAACAAGATCAGCAATATTAGCTTGTCCTGTCATAACATTGTCAGAAGTTTCTGTAAGCTGGTTACCGAGACTTGCACCTACATTAGTTACATTCTCGTTAACTCCACTAAAGCCTTCGCTCTGACCTTCTAGTATAGCAGTATCCCCTGCGTATACCTGATCTGAAAGACCTGTGAAACCTGTGTTTATTGTTTGATTTTGATCTGCAAACGCTGTATCAAGACCAGTTCCTAGCTCACTAAAGCGTGTGTCTACTTGACCGCTTAGATTGCCAAAACCTGTATTCATACCTTCGTTTACATTAGCAAACCCAGTAGTCATTTGATCACCGTAGCCCGCCATAGTGTTACCTACGGAAGTGCCTAAATCACCAATTTGAGTACCCACATTAGCAAAGCCATCGTTTACCGATCCTTGAATGCCTGTAATGCCTGTGTTTACGTCGCGAAAGCTATCATCAACGTTATCAAAGCCTGTGTTGATTTCACGCGAAAGATCACGCGCTTGATCGTCAAAGCCATCTGTAACGCCTCTTATGTCTGTCCGAATCGTATCCTGACCACTACGCAAACCAGCAAACTGTGAGCTGTAATCTGGTGGTGGTGGAGGAGGAGCCGGTGCTGGAGAACTACCACCCATATAATTTACCTCTTCGTTTAATTGAAGGTTTGTTTAATCTCCGCCAATATATAGGACGTGGTTTGCCGTATAGATCGAC